GATCGTATTTTAGCTGGTGATTATAAGGCTTACGATACACGTATGTCATCACAGCTTACATTAGCTACTTATAATATGTATGTTAAGATAGCTGAAGCCTCTGGTAATTATACTAAAGACGATATTACTATTCTTAAAGGAGCAATATCTGACTCTTGTTATCCTTACATTTCTTTTAATGGAGATTTAATTTCTTTACACGATTTGCATATATCTGGCACATCTGCTACGGCAGTTGCAGGTAGCGGTGGGAATTCATTAATGCAAAGGTGTGCATATTATACTTTAACTAAAAGACAAGGTAAAATACCCATGGAGTTTAGGGACATAGCCTCAATTATTACATATGGTGATGATACTGAAGGTAGTGTTTCTAATAAGGCTGACTATTTTAATTTTGTTTCTTTGCAGAATTATTTAGCTGAAGCTGGTATTGAATTTACTATGCCAGATAAGAAATCTGCTGCTAAAAAGTATTTGCATATGGATGAAACTGATTTCTTGAAAAGGAAACATGTATACAATCAGGAATTACAACAGTATGTTGGACCTTTAGCTAAGGAATCTATTTTTAGATCTTTACATTGTGTCACTAAGAGCAAACATGTAACTCCGACCCAACAAGCTCAATCTAATATTGATGATGCTATGAGGGAGATTTTCTTACATGGTAGGGAAGAGTATGAGAAATTAAGATCTCAACTTAAAGAGGTTGCCAATAGAAATGGTATTCATGGATGTAATATGTTGGATGTTTCATATGAGGAACAAATGCAGGAGTACAAAGAAAAGTACTATGATGAGGAGCCTATTCACACTGAGAAGGAAATTGATATTGAATTTTCTTTTCAGTCTGGATTCGAAAATCATCTTTCTCCTAAAGAGTATTCTCGTTCACGTTATGCGACCAAGAGAGTCGCACAACGAGAATATGATAGGAAAAAAGTAACTATATATGAATATGAAGATGAAACTGTTAAAGTCATTCGAAGACATCATAGTTCAAATTCATTAAAAGGTATAGAGACTTTACCAAATTTCTTTGCTATTAAGAAAAATATTAGAACTTCTAATTATTTTGATCTTATTAAGATTATGC